CACACGAAATGCCATCTTCGACTGTAAAAGATGGATTGCCTATTTTTTTCAGAATCTGCCCGCTCTCGGCATATTCGGAATCCGAAGCGAAGGAGGCATGGAAAATCTGACCGGGAAGAGTTCCGGCAACCTCGCCTCCTCCTCCCTCAGGAAGATTTGTAACCGCCTCCGCGCATTGCCGAAGCGTCGCAGTGGCGGCAAGCGAACCTCCCTTTTCGTTGATCGCCGTCACCAGCGCATCTCGCGCACCGGTCAGGTTGTTGAGTACGTCAGAAAGTGCCATGTTTACGCCTCCTCTCCAATTACTGCGGTTGCTTCGGCTTCAAACGTGCCGAACATCGCGTCGATTTCTGTTTTCGTGTAGTAGTTGGAGAGATCAGCATCTCCGGAGCCGCCTCCTTCCCCCCCACCAACCGCTACCCCGTCGAATAGAAGTTTCCCGTCAGCTTCACCAATTTTATCCAGAACGGATTTATTGTCGTGCCGGTGGGCCTGCTGCTGCATCGCCGGGAGGTCAACCCCGGACGGAAGGTCGGATTCACGAAGGTTGCCGGTAAGTTTGTCAAGTTTCGCTCTCATGTTACACCTCTTCAGAGAAGTAGCTGTTCACACTCCGATAGGTCAGGGATTCCCGCTGTGACCACAGACCAAAGGCAATTTTCCTCGTTCCGCCGGTGGCGGTCTCCTCAATCCTGTGAATCGCCATTGGCCGGGAATCATCATCCCCGCCGTATCCAAGGTAGGTGACGGAACCCGACGTTTCCCATCGATCAGGAAGCGGCTCATGATTCCCGAATACCGGGCTGTTGAATTTCCTTCCATACCTGTCACGAATAATCTTCATCTGTTGTTTCTCCTTAACTGATCTTCAATGCTCTTCCGACTTTCCCGGCAGTTCCGGTGACGACATCGCTGAATCCGGCACGGTCAAGCTCCGCCCCGGCCTTGAATCCGGACAGCGTGGACCCCGCAAGATTCATCCAGTTCTGCCAGGTTCCTCCAATCGGACGCCAGGACGCCTTTGCCTTCTGCTCCGCATAGTCGATCGAACCGTTGTACTCCTGAACAATTCCAAGTCCCCGAATCAGATTCTCCGCTTCAATCCCCTCCTGCCGCGCTTCATACGTGGCATCGGCACGGGCACTCTCCGTGGCATTGACCACGACATTTCTCGCGCCCGTGTTACCGGCCACATTCAGACTGCTCATCGCGGCCTGTGCGGAGGCTTCGGAGCGAAGAGATTCAATGGAGGATTCCCTCCGCTCCTGCTGATTCTTCGTCGATTCCTGAAGCGTCTCCTCCTGCAGCTGCATCTGCTGCTGCGCATAGCGGTTCCTCGCATTCTGAACATCCGCCTCATACGCCGCCTCAATCGCCTGATTCATCGCCTCCTGCTGGGAATAGCTGTCGATCAGGGAAAGAGTTCCGGAAACCGCCCCCAGTGTCGTGCCGAGGACGGTCCCAATGATGGACAGCACATCACACATGTAATATCCCTCCTTATTTCTGCATCATATAGGTGGTGAAGTCTCCCGTAACTTCAGATGGAAGCTCGGAATTTCCGCTTTCCCAGCGATTACCCGTCCATCGATCCGATACCGGAAGTTCCCCCGTAAGACGAATCTCTCCGGAACACTGCTGAAACGTGTAGCTGACCTCCTGCGTCTCCGGATCGATCGAAACCGGAACCTGAACCTTTTCCAGTTCCGTCTGCGAGATGACGATTGTCCACGCTTCCGCCGCCGCATCATAGGACAGAACCACATCGGCAAGTTTGTGCTCCTTCGTCTCCTGAACGAACGTGCCGCTGTCAGGATCATATTTTGTTTCCGTTGTCGTCACTGAAGCGACACCGCACCAGACGCGGGAGTTCCCATCCCCTTCCGTGTAGTGCAGCTCCACATCCGTTACCCGGAGATTGTGAAGAACCGTCTCCTCCTCCAGATAAGGAGCGCTGTCGCTTCCTTCCCGCACAACCTTGTGTGTGCACTTGTAGTTGAGCGGCAGCTCTTCACCATGACACACGAACCGGATGTCGCCCTTCCACGCATCGATCACGGCGGTGCCATGCGAACTGTTGTACGGATCGTCCAGAGGACTTCCAACCGGATCGTCCGTCGTCTGGTTCGGATCATCCGTATCCGATACAGAACCCTTCTGAAGCGCATTGGCCAGCGTCACCGCCGTAGGAAGAAAGATGCCCCCCATCACCACACCGGTGTCGCCCACCGACGGTACGTAAGATTGCGACATCGCCCCGATTTTGCCGGGGAAGAACAGACCGTTTCCGGAATTCCACATCCACTCCGCAATCTCACGAAACGCCGCATCCGTGCTGATTACCGGATCGGACCACGACACGAATTCATCCAGATCACCCTGATAAAACTCAATCATCGGGTGTTCCGTCTGAACATCCTCGTTCTCCCCCCACATCATGGCGTCCGGAAGAGAACCGAAGCAGCTGTAGCGGTGGATCATCCCGCCATAGCTGTAGGTACCCCAGTAGATGTACTCCGTGTTCAGCTTGGCTACTGCGGGCATATGACCGTCCATCGTGCCAAACTCCACCGAACCATCCAGAGAGATACTGTAGCGATTCCTCCCTTCATCGGCAAGAATCATGAAATGATGCCAGTTCCCATCATATAGATTCCCGCCGGGTGCTGAGATTTCCGCCGTTACAAACGTGCTGGGACCAAGTGCCCCGTCGACATTGCCGGAAATTTCGCAGTATACCTCCGAACCCAGAAGATACAGATAGAAGATACTTTCCATGTCCCGCTGAAAATACAGCGTCTGCCTCTGACCGGTCGGACCATCCGCCGCCGGACGGAACCACAGGGAAATCATGCAGCTCCGCTTCCCGGAGGAATTATCCTTTGCGTTTCTTGATCCTGTGGTCATCTGGGGGATGAAGATGAACTCCTGCCCTCCCAGTCTCCAGCCGCGCAGATGTTTCCCGTAGCTGGCGCCGTGGCGCATCTCCCCGGTGATGAACCCGGAGTGAATCACCTCATCCGGAAGCAGGCACTCCACCCGAAGCGGCGGGTGACCCCAGTTCTCCTTCAGCCCGTAATAGTAACTGCTCGAGGAGATTCCGACGTTCCACCGGGTGTTCCAGCGATACCCGGTCTGCCCCTTCGTGTGACTCCAGACGGAACCGCCGCAAATCTCATAGGACCGGTCCACATCCGCCCCCTTGTTGTAAAGGAGGGAATAAACATCGAAACTTACCGTCGGAGTTACCTCCTGCCATGCCAGCTTCGTGCAGTCCTCACTGCCGAACCCCAGCACACAGTAGGGACGATGCAGAGCAAAGACATTCTCCGGATCACCGGAACGGATGTGATAGCAGGCCAAGTAAGGCTGGCCGGTCACATCAAACCGTCCTCCACCGGATCCCGACTGCTTCATGCTGGTCACTTCACAGGTGAGGGAATCGGTGTTTGCAGAACCGGTCACTTTCGCAGGGACCGCCCCCAGAGATTCATTGGAAATCTTGTATCCTGCTCCGCCGCCCACCAGCGGACCGGAGGACGGTTCGTAATCCTCGCCGTTTTCGTGCCGTCTCGTCAGACTGATCGTGAACTCGTCGAATCGCCCGGGACACCACTGTTCGAATGTCGCCAGCGGAGAGCTTCCTCCATGATTGTTCGATTGCGCCGCCTCCGCCTCCCGATGGTATCCCTTGCCGAGGCTGACCTTCAGCTCACCAAACCGCGTGATTTTCCAATGAGCAAGTATGTAGAGGGTCGGAGTCAGAAACACACCATCCACCCACAAGGCCTGACCGGGAAGGTCGGTACTGCTGAAGTTTGAACCAGGACGGACCCGCCATTCAATGAGATGCCAGTCACCATCAAACAGCGAGGTGAGTCTCGGACTCGCCCATACCACCCCGGGCCAGTCGTTGTTGTTCCAGAGCTCAAACTGAAGAAGACCCGGAGAGTTCCACGCCATCGTAATCAGGTTCCTGCCAAACAAATGTGCCTCGTTCGCATAATCACTGTACAGCTCCACCAGTGACCGTCTGATACCGTCAGGAAGCACCCCGTTGAAACGACAGCGGAAGCTCACCGTCACATAGTCTTCGGCATTGACCGAAGCACTGTTGGTGAAGGTGCCGAATGTCTTCTCCTCCACCTTGAACTCAATTGCGTCCTCCTCGCTGTCGATCTTCAGACAGCCGGGACTCTTCGCCCAGCCGAGGTTCAGAAACTTTCCGCCCTGACCGCCGTACACAAGCGCTGGTCCGTTGTTGTAGAACAGATTTCCTTCCTGATTGAACTCAAGAACAACCCGATGCGCGGAATCCATACCACCCATCGGATAGTCGGCCACCACCGGATGACCCGAATTCTCCGGAGTGATGTTCGACACCGGAGGCATCAGACAATCCACATCGAGATTCTCCACCCGCTCAACCAAATCTTCCAGATCACCGACGGAGATCAGCAGATTCGACAACCGGTCCAGAAGACCGGCAATCGTCCTGCCGACGTTGGAGTCGATCTCCTCCAGCTCCGCACGAAGATCAGCGAGGTCGGCAAGCAGCTTGTCCCGGATTTCCACCAGAGTGCCGATTGCGTCGATGTCGTACTCCCCCTCCTTCAGCCAGGTCGCCAGATCGGCCGCCTCCTGCAGCGCATCGAACAGCTGCAATGCGGAGCGGTTCTGCTCCACCTCCGACAGCATGCTCCGCGCCGTGAACACCACATCCCGGGTCGAGAGATCAGTCACCCGGCGGATCAGCAGATAGTTGCCCTGCGGAGGCTCATCGAAAATCACCGTCTTCGTCTCCGGATCATAAGTGTAGCCCTCCGCAAGCACAACCTCATCCAGACGAACCTCCAGCTTCGACCGGCTGGTGTCAAAGGTGAAGGTCAGGGGAAATACGGAAACCTCATTCCCGCCAGGCTCCGCGGCACCGCCTTCCCCGGACGGGTCGTACAGTCGAAAATAGTTCAGCGAATAATACTTTGTCGCCATCGTTTTATCCTTATGTTCTCTGTGATCGAACGTGATAGATTCCCTCGAACGACAGGCTGTCGAAGGTGGAGGGAAGTATTCCGTCGTTGATGATTTTGATTCGAAGATTCGCCGCATTCCCAAGTACGGCAAACCTCCTCCGTTCACTCCGAAGACTCCTCCCGGCCATGACAGCTTCCCCCAGAACCACGCCGGTATAGTTGTGGATCATCGTCTCCCTGCCCGGATAGGATACCTCAATTCGAAAGTTTCCCGTATCCGTGAATGACAGCAGCAGCGTCCGTAGCTGAAGCCTTCCCTGCAACATTCCGGAATTCCCGTCCGAAGACAGCAGAAGCTCCGACAGCTCAAAGGAACTTTCAAACGGAATCCCGAGAAGAACTTCACCCGTCGACAGGTCCCCGGCCACCGTCAGCATTCTGCTGGTTCTGGAAATCTCAGTAAATGAGCTGTAGCAGGAACCGTCATCCAGCGTATGCACCACCTTGACCGGGTAGTCGGGAGGAATGTCCAGCGGAAACGTGAGCGATGTGCAGTCCCGCTCCGCGTCATAGGAGAGAAGAGACGGCGTGAAGGCGCTGTCCATCAGCCACTCATCCTCTCCGCTGGGGTCGAAGCGAAACAGCTCCACCGATCCCGTATCGGAAAACCTCCCGAGAAAGTATACGATCTCATCAAACTCGGCAAGCGCAAGAATTCGGAACGGAAAGGAAAACCTGCTCCACGAACTCTGCGGCTTTTCGTTGCCGCTCCAGAAGTACCGGTAAACCGACAGATCACCAGGAGAAGACGGAGAAAACAAAAGCAGCATTGTGTTGTTCGGAAGAGCTACCGCCTGCGCCATGTTGTTCGGAAGGTATCCGGGAACATGCGCCGTAATGTCCGCCGCCGAACACTGCATCGAATCCGCCTGAATGAAGTACTCCCGCACCAGAGTGCTCCCGGTGACATCCGACAGAAACACCAGACTTGACTCAAGATTCAGCGGACGAACCACCGTGGAACAGGGGTATTCACTCATCAGGTCTATCATCGCGGTTTCAGCGGTGAAGATTTCCGTTCCGCTGCTCACGATGAACTGACGGTTGCGGCTGAACAGCAGCAGGTCCTCCTTGTACGGAACCGCAAATTCAGGATACACCGGCTCGTTGAAGCCGATGGAACGGTCGGTCGGGTCAGTATCAAGCGTCGTGGTTGCGGAAGCGGGGAAGAAGTTGAAGTAGTCGTTTGGACAGGACAGAATCAGATTCTGACCGGAAAGAAATCCAAGACGGTTCTTGTGATAGAATACGTCACTGATCCGATTCCCGATAAAGGAGGGGTTCGGAGCACTGATCTCATCACCGGACGTTCTCGGCTCCCATCCCGGCCGGTTCGCACCGTCATCACGAACGGACGGTCGAAAGTCAAACGTCGTTTCATCCACCCGAATCAGCTGATGCGGCATCGTGGAGGCGTCGAAGGCGTTGTATAAAGAGGGTCCCGTGCACTCTTCCCACAGCTGGGAAGCCCAGTTGAACTTCACATAATAACCGGTCAGCGTATCCGCCTTCTCCCCGGTGATCTCCACCACATCACCACCGGCTGCCATCGGAGGGAGGGCCTCCTCCTTGTTTGCAACACCCTTTGTCAGCGTCATCGCCTGATTGCCGTAACTGTCTGAACAGGATAACCCGTTGATGTAATCGCGGGTGCCTGTAATCCGGATCACGGAATCACTGATGAGCGACGCCCCCTGAACCTTGCTCGCCAGCTGCTCCGCAATTGAGCGGGTGGAAAAATTCGTCGTGGAAGTGCTGCTGTCCGTCGTGTAGCTGGCACCCCCCAGAGAGTAGGTCGTCGAGGTAAGCCCCCGTTTTACCCAGCAGAGCGCATAAGGCACCGAATCAGGAGAACGGTCGGACGCCGACTGCGACATGGCGCAGACTTTGTTGCGGTTCACCACCACAATGTAGTCGCTGATCGATGCGCAGCGGACCTCCGATCTCGGAACCGATACCCCGGAGAGATATCCGCTGTCATACATTCGGACCAGACACCTCTTCACCGTATCACCGAGAAGCCATACCTCAATCGGATTACCGGAATCCCCCGTGAAACAGACAAGATAATCACGACCCTCGGAGTCCCGGAACGGAAATACCATTGAGTTCTCGTTGATATAACTGAACTCAAGTGTTGAAAGATGCCTTGTGCCCTGACGCTTCGACAGACCGTTCACCACCGAACTTGTCATGTTAAGCTGCTCGGAAAGCTGATTCGCCAGGCGAAGCGGGGCAGACTGTCTGCTCACCCCGTTGTACAAACCGGGAATGTCTCGATGCACTAGCGCCATGGAAGCCCCCTGTTCTGTGGAGAAACTCCCCGCGCAATCACAGCTTTGTCCCATACGTTGAACAGATTCGGATTGTCCAGAGACAAATCAAGGTCCTTGAGTTCACGATCCGCCGACAGCACCTGCTCCTCCATCATCCTCACCATGTCCGGAGAACCCACCGCGTTTTCCACAAACAGCCGGGAGGCGGAAAGCAGAATGAAGTTTCTCGCCTGTTCCGGAAGCGCAGACCATTCCAGCAGCCGGACAATCTCACAGGTCAATCCGGAAACCTTCAGATCATACCGGTTCTCCTGTCGATCATACAGGCGTCCTCCCATGGCAATATAACGCCGATCCTCACATAGAACCTTCAGGGAATTTTCCGGAACACTGATCGCACCATGCTCGTCAGGAAGAAGTTTCAACCGAAACGTGTTCCACGGATGACCCTGCGACTGCACCTCCCTCGATGTCTGGCAGAGCAGTCGATAGGCCACCGCCGCCTCCGTCTCCTCAATGTCATCCAGAGAGTTGACCGGAGGATCACCGATGTAGTTCAGCATCATGTTGACCGCTTCCAGCTCTGTGGTCGGACTGTTCATACTGTTATCCCCCTTGTATCATTAAAACGAAAAAAAATCCCCCGGGAGGAAGACATAAGCCACCTCCACGGAGGATTCCAAAAAGACGGCGGGAGAACAGGATTACGCGTTGGTCAGCGTGTCCAGCTCAAGCGCCACGCAGCACTCCGGACGGAGCGCACCCATGCCGTAGGCGTGTTTGGCCAGCACCAGTTCGCCCAGGTACTCCATCTTCCGCTCATGCTCCACCGAGACGCTCATCAGCTCCAGGCAGCCCATCGCTTCCGGCTTGAACACGAAACCGATCAGCTTGGAGCAGTCGTTGTAGTAGAACTTGTAGTTGTCGCCGTCCTGCGCGATGTCGGTCGACGGAATCGCCGGAGCCTTGAGGAACTTCACGTTGTTGATCGGAGGAAGCTGACCGGTCGCGAACGAGCCGCTGCCGCCGAAGTCACGGTTGAAGGCGTATCCGGAGAGACCCGCGATGCCTTCGAAAAGGGCGTTGTATTCGTTCGGACGCAGAGCGCACATACGATCCATGTCATCGACGTTCGCCTCATCCATGATCTTCGAGGCGAGGAACACATCCTCCACAATCGCGGCGGCAAGCATCTTCACATCCGTGCTTCCGCTGTCGGCGTCGATCTTCAGGCGGTCGTCCTCAATCCACTTGCCGTCAACCTGGTCGTCGTCGTCGATCACCTTGGTGGCGTGGCTGGTCTGGTGCAGAACGATCGCCGTGTGAATTTCACGAAGGTCGGCCAGGGCACGACCAAGCTGAATGGCGTACTCCTGACGCACATCGTAGTGCATCACCGCGTTCTCGAAGTCATCGATGAAGGTGGCGGCAGTCACCACCCCCGGAATCGAAATGAGCCGCTGGGCCGACTTGATGCCGTCCATCAGCACGTGGCTGCCCGTGGTGTGGTAGTGCGCCTTGGCCCGCCCGGTGAGAGGGAACTGCGCCGATTTTCCCTTGCTGATCGTGCGCTTCTTCACCTTGTCGGAGAGAACCACCGCCCGCTGGTAGCTCGCCAGAATTTCACCGGCGAACTGCGTGAGCGTAAGGTCGAACTGCTTGGTGGTGTTGTTGTTGATTGCACTCGAATGACTGATGTCGGTCGAAGCAAAAGAGGTGAATGCCATAGTTGTAAATCCTTTCTGTTGTTTATGTTTTCGTTATGGCGTTTCAAATGGTTCCGTCACAGCTTGATCCCGGCTGCGACACTGCGGGAGATTTTCTCGGCAACCCGACGCTGTTCCGCCGGATTCTTCCAATAGTCATCTTTCCCCATATCAGCCGCCATCTCCTCGCGGCTGGTGTAGATGTCCGATCCACCGACAGCTCCGGCGGTGGAACCCGTACCGGAAAGCTGCGCGGCAGGAGGCGTCGGACTCGCCTTCTCAAATGCGTTGAACAATGCTGAAAGCCCCGCTTTTATCGTTGTGATGCTTTTGCTCCCCAGCATCCCGTTGTAGGATGCCTTCTCCTCTTCTGTCAGGCTGGCGGAGGCCCAGCGCATCATCGCATCATACCGCTCCTTGCCGCCGACAAACTTATACACCTCGCCGAAGAACCGCTCCGATGCCGCCTGCTGACCCTGAATGAACTGATCCACCAGATCACGGGGAAGCCCCTTCTTCGCCAGCTCCGCGTAGCTCGCATCACTCAACTTCCCGTCCCGCGCCAGCTCCTCCCCGTATCGGGTCTGGTCCTCCTGCGATACGATCGACTCCGGAATCTCCGGAGCAGTGTTCTGCGGCGGATTCCCCGGAGCAGGGGCAGGAGTTGGCTGAGGCTGTGCCTGCGGCGGTACCTGCGGAGTCTGGGAAGGAACCGGAGTCTGCGGCTGCGGCTGTGCCTGCGGCGGTACCTGCGGAGCGGTCTGCACCGCTTCCCCATTCTGTGATGCCGGAACACCCTGCGGATTCTGCGTTACATCCTCCATCCGTCAGCCCTCCTTGATTACCATGGAGCGGTTCGCCGGACCGGCGGAACAGACCTTGCCGCTTCTACCGGAAAACATGGAATTCAACGGCCCTTCCACCGTCTTCTTGCGGGAGGCCTTCTCCTCCTTGCGGTACTGCTCGAGAGACTTTTCCATACTTTCCACCCGCTTCATCAGCTCAGCGGCCAGCTCCTGAAAGTCACCCCCGCCTTCGCTGCCGTTCTTCGGAAGTTCTTCCTTATTCGTTTCTTCTGCCATTTTTCTCCTTATTCTCACTGTTGTGATTCTCCTGTTTGACCGACGGCGCCTTTGATGATGTCAGGCAATGCCCCGGATGCCGACCCGACAACCTGCTGCATCATCTGCTGATTCTGCGCTTCCTGCTGCTCCTGCGCCACCTCTTCCACCGTCTTTACCAGACCGTTCATGTCGATGCCCCGGGCAGCCCCAATCCGCTTGATGAAGTCAGGAAGGTTCAGGTAGGCCAGCACCTGAGGGTTGTTCGTGGCGGCAAGATCGGTGATGAACTGCCGAAGTTTCGTCGCGTCATTCCCCCGGCCAAGCGCCTCCAGACCGGTGGTGATCTCCACCTTCAGGTCTCTGCCAAGCTCCACATCCTGAATTCCGTACTTCTTGAACTCCGACTTCACCTCCTCGTAGAGCAATTTCACCAAAGGAAGCTGAAGGTCCTGCGACAAAACCGAATATACGCCGCCAAGATTCTCCTCCAGCTCGGCCGCAACCGTCCTGATCTCCTCCGCCGTCACCCGCTCGCCGTCCCGCTGAACCACCGACTGCATCAGAAACGCCGCCTTGATGTCCTGACGAAGCTCCTGACAGTGCGACTGAAGAACCGAGATGTCGTTGAGCTTGTCCACCGTAAGAAAAGATACATCATCCCGTCTGCCGTAGACGAACTGGCCGTCCTTCGCCCGGTTCAGATCCGATACCTTCGTGACGGAGTTCGGATTTACCATCGGAACAATCTTGCCGCAGGCACGTACCAGAGAGTCCAGTGTACAGGCGTCGTTCTCCAGCGCCCGAAGGTCGCCGAGGTAATCCTCCACCATGCTTCTGCCGTAGTCCTCGCCGATCACCTCGCTCCACCGGATCGCCAGATAGGGAAGTTTGTCGCCACGGTACTTGCCACGGCTGCCCGGAACCTCCACCCCGGAGAGCTCCTGCCACGTCTCGAAGGTCTCCCCCTCCGTCCGTCGGACCGTCGTGTACAGCTCAAGATTCTCATTGGACGGATTCTCCGGAGACAGCGCATGCTCCACCACCGGAGCAACCAGCTTCTTCAGCTCCTCCGTGAGCGTCGTGTAACCCAGATACTCCCGGATCACCAGCTCGGAAAGATTCCCGTCCCCGTCACGGATAACCACGAAGTTGTTCAAATTGATGACTTTCATCGGTTTCCCGGGAAGTTTGCATACAAGCACATCCCCGGTGGTTATCAGCAGTTTCAGTAGCTCAAACAGCTTCGCCCGCAACGCCTGACGCTCAAAGTGGGACAGTGTCATCTGCTCCATCATCGACAGCCGCTCCTCCACCTTCGCCTTCAGACCCGCATCACCGGAACCGCTCGAGGTCTGCCGGTCGATGTTCGCCAGCTGCATCACAATCACTTCATGTGCCGCAAGGCGAAACCAGACAGTACCGGGAGGAAACAGCGCCAGCAGAATTTTGCTGGCCAGATTGTTGACCGCCCGCGCACCGATGCTGTCATAGGTTGCCGGCAGATTCTGCATGCTCACAAACCGGTTCTGGTTCCGGGGAAGAAGCGCCGGAATCGTCAGCTCCGCACACTCCCAGGCAACATTCATCTTGCCTCCCCTCCGTGAGTTCAATGCATCAAACCTGCTCTTCAACTTCGTAATGCCGCTCTGCGGTGCGGACGGAAGCAGTGTCGATGTGTCGTTCATGTTACACCGCCCCAACTCCGCTCTTGCCTGCGGTTCCTACCCCGGAATTCGTCGGTATTGTCAGCTGACCGGTCCCCTTCGCCGCCTTGCGACGACGATCCTTCTTCTCCTCATTGTCACCGCCTACCGAAACCTCCGCCTCAACCTCCGGAGACTGAACCACCAGAGGCTGCTGCTGCGTCTGTTTAGGAATCGACGGCTTTTTTGCAGAACACATTGCCGTTGCCCTCCATAGATTCTTCAGGACGAAACCGGAAAGTCAACTCCTCAAGCAGCTCCTCCATGGTAAAACACCCTTCCGCCATTTCGCACAGCCAGTTTACCGCACTGGCCTGCCCGGAGCGGAACACGTTTTCATCATGGCTCCTGGACAGATCATAACCGCGCTCCGGAAAGGCCGCCCTCATCATGGCGCAAAAGCGGAGAACCGGGGTTGATGCAGAACCGGATTTCCGAGTCCCGTTATCCATAAGTTTTCTCCTGTTGTTCTCTTTAGAAACAAAAACACCGGGAAATGCCTTGCATCACCCCGGCGCCTTCCATCGTCTTCTCTCTTTTTTCTTTTTATTTATTTTTCTTTATTTCTCTCTCCTTAAAGTTTTCTATAGTTTATCTTAATCTTCAGGAATCCATAGATCTCTACAGATTACTGACGGAGTCCCGTTTGTCATTTCCTTTGTCATTCCGTTGGAAATAACATAGGAGGGATTTTACCTATGAGGTGTAAGTTAAAGAATGCTTGAATCTTTATTCAACTCTCTTTGGATGAACGGCTTAACATGTCTCGACCAGCCGTCGGCTCTGACCGGTTCATAATATTAAGTGGTTTATCCCCAAAGATTTCCACATAGTTCTTCCGGTACTGCTCAAGGTTCGTCCGTTTCCGGATGTGATCCCCTCGGCCGTTGAACCAGACCGCCTCGGAAAGTTTGTCCATGTGCGCCGCCATAATTAATTCACCTCCATCCATTCGGCATCCCCGAACGGGTGCCACAGTTTTACCTTGCGCCTGCCTCTGCCCTGAAACAGAAAATCCCCGTGGCGGAGAATGCGGGCCATCCGGGCGTTGTCCAGTGCGTCCTGCTCACTCTTCCCCGCCTGTTCATAGGCTGTCACCACCCGGCTCCACAGCTCCCTCTTGTCCCACCCCGGAACGTCGGCGAGAATGGCTTCCGCCTTCTTCGGGCCGATCCCCGGGCAGCCGGGGAAGCCGTCGGTGGCATCCCCCGTCAGCGTCTGGCGGATGTGCCATAAATCCGCCTCGTCCTCCTCCACCATAACCGGCTCCGGATTGTTCGCGTTCCAGTTGTAGTGCCACCCGGGAATCTGCATCAGGTCCTTGTCGATCGTGCAGATCATCGAGAAGCCATCCAGCTCCGTCTGAAGGATTCCCATCAGATCGTCCGCCTCCAGCTCCGCCACGCGAAGATGATGAAACTCCTCCATCAGGTACTCGGTCAGCGTCGTCCGGAGTTCCGGAACCCACTTGCCAGCCCGGTTGTGTTTGTAGGACGGAAACACCCGCTTCCGCCAGTTGTTCTTCCCGGTGAAGCAGAGCAGAATGTCTTCCGTTCCGACACGGTACATCAGGTTCTCAATGAACTCCTTCGCCTCCTTTTTCGCCGTCTCTTCGTCCCGCACTGTGAATGCCTCCGGGTCCTCCGGAAGCGTCTGATCGTTGTCCGGGAAGCGGTGCGGCGTCTCGTGCTTGCAGGCGAACCGCATTGCCACAATGTCCGCGTCAATCAGCAGACGGAACCGGTTGAAGAAACGAGGAAGTTTTTCGGTGTTGTTTTCAGTCATGTCAGTCGTCTCCTTTCAGCACTCTCTTGATTTTCTCCAGCGCCGCTTCGGCTTCCTCGCGGGTGCGGAAGAAGTTGCCGAATTCTCGGCGTACCTCATCCATGTAATCGTTGTCATAGTCGTATTCATTGATACAACCCGCCGAATCAATACATAAATATTTGTCGCCATTCTGCGGCCACGGCTTTTTATATCCTGCGCCGTTGGTCTCGTTGTATTCAGTTATGGCCTGCATGATCTTTGCGAACTGGAGCAGAGGGACAGTTATCGGGTTATCATCTGCATAGTTAGTAAGCCCACGAACATACAGCAAATCTCTGCATTCTTTATACTCGGGACATTCCTGTGATACAAGAAAATACCCGCAACTGCTTTTGAACTCTCTTCCGTTCGGAGTAAACTCTTCCTCCCGGTGCGTCTGCCGGGAAATACGGAAGGTGACGGTGTGCTCCTCAACGCGAACAACCGAAATTTCAATGTGCCGATTCTGATGCTCTTCTTCTTTCATCTTGGATTTCTCCTCTTGTTTCTCATTGGTTTTTCTTTTGAATCTGCAACGCTTTCCGTTGTTCTCTCTGTCACAGTTGAACTCGATGCCGTACACGTAGTAGGCATGAGCACATCCGCGGCACTTCTTCGGCGTGATGTCCGGAGGGAAGAAGTCGTCGGGATCAATGATGGCTTTTTCACTCATCCTTGAATCCACCCCAGAACATCTTAAACAGGGTAATGAGCACTAGTACACTCATGGCACTTATCATAAGAGATAATGAGATGAATGTGACGACTGTGAAAATTTCAATCGCTATCATTTATTTTCCTCCCCTCGTGTCAAAAACTTTTCGATTGGACAATCATAACAGACCCTTTGATCCTGAAATAGTACTTCCCCACGCAGGCATCCTTCACAAATGTCATAGAGAATCTGACGGAGCTCTTTGTTCTCCTCCACATACTTGCTGATCTGCCTGGCTTTGGTGTTGAGAATCAATGTGATGATGTTTTCGATCATTCCTCAACCTCCCTTTCCAGCCATTCCTGTGTTGCGGCGATAGCTTCTCCCCGACTGTCGAACGACCGATTCTCTTTCATGCTGGTGCAGCCAAACCAGAGGTCTCCCACCCGATACACCAGAAAATTAGCCAACGCCTCCGGGCTTGCGGTGATCTTTTCAAAGTTTCTCTTAGCTTCCACAAAGACAACGGAACGCCCGTCTTTCCTGCACTCTTCACTGCATTCAGGAATATCATACCAGTAGTCACATTCGCGGTGTTCCCTGAATGCACACCTGCTGCATTTGCTCCGGCCGTTTTCCTTCACCTCTTCCGCCCGATAGCAGATGTGATTAAACATAAAGTAGTTTTCATTCACTTCCATCTTGTCTCTCCTTAATCTGCTTTCTCTTCTGCAACCTTATGAAACAGGTTGATGAAATAGATTTGACCCTTTCCGGTGATCTTGGGAGTTCGCGTAAGAATGCTCACACCGTTCGGGGACACATGGACTCCCTCCTTGATTTCAAACCATCCGGATGCTATGCTCCGCTGCGTCGGAAGATTCTTCTGGCTTCCCGTGCAGTGCAGATATCCGTTGTCGCGGAGAAACTCGAAGAAGCGATTCTGCCCGATGTCGTAACCGGTAGACTGCTTGATGAGTTTCGCCATCTCGCCCACCAGAATCGACGTCTGCGATACCTCCACCGATTCCGCAAACACCACCTTCGGACGATCCTCCTCCCGCTTCCGCTCCAGAGCCCGAACCTTCTCCCGCTCCTCCTTCAGCGCCGTCAGCGCTTCGATCATGTGGGTCGGGTCAGTGAGCCACTCCTCCAGCTTGTTGTCCGTGACGTAGGCACCATGCTTGCGGATGGACGGCAGAACCTCATGCGTCACCCAGCGTTTGAATGCTTTGGCTTCCGGTTTATTGCTCCCGATGATGGCGTTGTATACGCCGGATTCATTAACTAAGGTTGCTTCTTGGTCTCCACCAGGGGTACGCACTTTTCGCGTACCCTTTTCATCTGCATCCAATCTACGGCACATATCACTTGCCATGCGATAGCCAAGAATCTCCGCAACATCCTTAGCCACAAACCACGGCTCACCACTGTCATCCGTGACAACTCGAACATTCTTGTTCTGAAAATTGAAAACACTGATCTCATTCATTTTATTTTTCCTCCCGTCACATCCAGTCATCTTCCTGCTGCAATTCCTTGCGCAGCTCTTCGATACCTTCTTTGGCCGCGTCGATCTTCCCGAGAAGAATCATCGCCAGAACCGTGTAGCGTGTCTCTTCTCCGTCCGGACTCAGGGTGGCAAACAAAGTCATCGCCTGCTTCATGATGCCGCTGCCCAGCTCCTCCTTTATTGTCAGGTCGGTGTTGTACAGAAGCCAGTCCTCCAGATACCAGAGAGCTTTGTCCAGGTCCTCCATCGCCTTTTCCATGTCCCCCTTCCGGCCAGCCCGCCAGACGTACTTGAAGGCGTTGCCCAGGTCGAACGAAAGACACCGCGTGATGTCGATACATTCAAGCTGTCTCATCTTGAAGGACGGTTTGTAGTGGGTCGGATGATTCACATTGTCAACAGTCGGCTCGTTCATTGCAGTTCTCACCTCATTCTTTCTTTGATTCATTTCACAATCAGCGGAGCCACCGTTCCCCGGTAGGTCTCACTCATCTTCCGCAGCTCCTCTTCCGCTTCGTTCGGAAGATATCCGTTAATTTCCAGCAGCCGCTTCAGCGTGTTGTAGCTGTACACCGCCACCCGCCCGCAGGTGGGAGTCGGAAGCGTAAACCCAAGCAGCGCAGGACCTGCCCAGTCCGGAAGCAGTTCCGGAGGACAGTCTGTCACGTTGTCACTTACCATTCTCTTTCTTCTCCTTTTCATGCAAAACACCCGCCCAGCCCTTCTCCAGCCAGGACGGGATCAGCCAGCTTCGGAACATCTGCCAGAGATTCGTCCGAATCCCCCGCATTCCTTCCCTTTGCACATCTCGTTTGTACTCGCGCAGCAGCTCCTTGACGAGCTGTCCGGCGTCCTGCCGCAGGTTCTCCCGGATGCTGAACTGCGTGGCCGGAATCTGATCGAGCAGCTGAAGGCACAACTCCAGCAGCAGAACTTTTGTCTCCGGTTTATGTTTCAGTTCCATCGTTTTTTCCTCCCGTTCATCAATGGCATTCCTGCCAGTTTTTACCAACCTTCGCTTCTCCTTCAATCGGACAGCGGAAGTGATAGTATTCCCCCGCCTCCACAAAGGATTGCAGCAGCAGCGGAACCGCCGTTTCCACCTCCTCCGGTCCGGCCAGATACTGCATCTCGTCGTGAATCCACCCGAGCTGCTGAAGATGAAGTCCGGCTTCCCGAAGTTTATGGCAGGCAATCACCATCACCCGTTTCACCAGAATCGCCCCGGCCGATTGCAGCAGCGTATTCAATGCCGCGTGCACAGACGGGCTGACCAGACGTTGACGGTCAAGGCTGTACAGGTAGCCGCGCTCTTTGGTCAGCTCCTTCGCCCGGTCCGTCAGCTTTCGCAGTGCCGGTAGAGAGTCAAGGAAAGCATTGCGGCGCTTCTTTCCCAGCTCCTCCAGCTTGCTTTTTGAGAGTGTCACCGGTGAGCCGATGCTCCCCAGCTTCAAATCCCCGGCTCCGTAAATGCAATGTGTTCAGGAGGGATCGCTGCTCCCTCCCCGGATTTCTCCAGCAGTATGTTGCCATACTGTTCAGACCATATCATCACCCTCGCGGGTGTCATGCGCTTCGGGAATCCATCGCTTATTCCCTACTCCCTTCCGGGATGGTCGTTGCACCTTCCGAATTGCTTCTGAAATTCTCTGCACAGTTGTGCTCCAACTGATGACATCGCTTGCACAGAAGCATGTAGTTCTCTCGCACATTGTTCTTCCTGTTGTGGTCAATGTGATGGACACACCATTGATACCTTCCTGCATTCAGCAGGTCTTTCCCACAACGTTCACAATAGCGTATTTCCTGCTTCATCTGATGTGCGGTCTTTCTGAAAAAACCAAACCCATAGCGATATGCTGGGTGATCCTTTCCGCATTTATTGCTTCCGCCCTTTCCACATCCAACAGGCTTTCCAGATTTTAATCTCTGTTCGACCATCCGCTTTCTGTTTTTCTCCTGATCCAATGCCTTCTTTATTGGGGTACAGGCAGGACAAAACAAGTTGCATGGAGCAGTTGGAGTAAAAATGTTTTTACAGATTTTGCAGGGTTTCTCTTTGAACTTCTTTCGGCTTGGCTCAGGATTGTCCGCAGTTCTGCGGATGTCCCCTGAATTCACATGATTTTCCATTACGAATTTCTTCATAACGCCTCCATTTTCTAAAGGCGTAGAACCAGGTCTTTGCGTCGTCTCTGCTCAGCTCCAGAGCTTTGGCGTTCCGGCTGTGCATGTCGGAACCGTCTTCCTTGCTTCCGTTCAGCACCACGTTGATGTACTCACCTCCGTCGTAGTGCGCCATGTAGTGCGCCAGACAGCGAAGCTCCAGAGCCGAAGCATCCACACCGATCTCGACAAATCCCTCCGGCGCATAGAACAGACTGCGGCACGCCTTGCCGTACTCCGTGTGCGCGGGAACCTGACCGAGGTTCGGGTTGCGGTGCGCCCCCCGGCGGGTCCTCGTGCCCACCGTGTCGATCGAACCGTGGATTCTCCCGGTCTCCGGATTGTACTGCTTGAGCCAGCCCTGTGATCCTTCCGCCAACATCGCGATGTGCTTCTGCAATTCAAAGCGTTTTGCCAGAAGCGGCGCTTCCGGATACTTCAGCTGCGACAGCACGTCTTCATCCACCTTCGGCGTGTTCTTCTCCGTGAATTCCACCGGCTCCCAATGATATTTCTCCCGGAAAAACCGGAGGATGTGCTGGCGGGAATTCGGATTGAACTTCGTCTCCTTTTCCTGCGTGAACGGAACCCCCTTCACATAACCGTAGCGGCTGTTGGTAGCCTTCGGCGTGAAGGTGCGGACATCGTGGAACGGCGGGATCATCTCTGCAATCTCGGCATCCATGGCATCCCGCTTCTCCAGCCACTCCAGGTGCAGCTTCCGCGCGGCCTCAAGGTCGAACGGCCAGCCATCATGCTCCTGCTTCGTGATGATCTTCGCCACCTCCATCTCCAGATCAAAGGCGTCCTGTGAAATCTCCTGCCGCATGCACATATTGTAGAGGGCGTGGTTGACCTCCACATCCTGCTTGCAGTAGTCCCGCATTTCTGCGCAGTAACTCTGCCAGTCGGTCGTGTGACAGTAGGTGCCCTTGTGGTTGCCGAGGCGATTTCCCCAGGCCTCCAGACTGTGAGAGCCGATCAGCTTCCCGGGGAATGCTCCCCGCTTCCACCGAACGATGTCCGAAGTCTTCAGCATCGGGAACAGCATCTTCGACGCAATCAGCGTATCGAACAATCGCCCTTCGTACTGAAAGCCGTACAGCTTCTCCAGCACTGACAGGTCGTAGTTGATGATGTTGTGGCCCACCAGCTCATCCGCGTTGATGAGTTCCCGCAGCGCCGCTTCGATCGGCCCGGCTTCCCCGCCGGGGTCGTGGTCTGAAAAAACACGGGCGGTGTCCTCCTCCCCCAGCCGCTTCAAGGCGATGCAGTGGATTTTGGACACCTCCCGGTACAGACCATCCGTCTCAATGTCAAACAGGATGGTGCTCATTGGTCAGCCCATCACAGAGTGATAGAAGTTGATGACAAAACGTCTGCCTTCTTCCGTCCATTTCAGGTGCTCTCTCGTGGCGATTTCCCCGTTGCTTTTGACGTAGGGGACAACGTGGAAATCACAGTAGCCCTTGTCGCGGATGCTGGCGGAAGGATAGTAGATTCCACCCTTCCGGTAAATCCAGCCGTGAAGCGACAGCAGACGATTCAGGCGAATCGCCGTGGTGCCGAGATGGGTTGCGATGGAGTTCACCGTGTGGAGATTCTTTGCCGCAAGAACCGTGTTGCAGTACTCCACATCGGGGGCCTGCTTCTCCAGCTGCTTCGTCTGCTCGACAGTGATTGCTTTCTGCCGTTCCAGCGCAGCACGAAGAGACTCCATTGCCCGCATGTACAGCTCCTCCACGCTCTCCGTTCCGTTCGATGCAATGTATCCGCCATGCTTGCGAATGGACGGGAGGACCTCATGCGTCACCCAGCGTTTGAATGCATGAACCTTTTCCTGTCTCTCCTTGATGTATTCCGTGGATACGCCCCTTGCTTTGCTCGGCTGCATGGCAAACAGAAGAGAGTACAGCCCGGATTCATTGACAATCGTCATATTCTGCGGTCCGCCGGGGGTGGTTATTTGTGACACACCCTTTTCCTCTTCATCACAAGATTGAATTGCCCTGCGATAATTTGTTTCTCCAAAGTATGCACAAACATCCTTTGCCACGAACCACGGCTCGTTGTCTTTGATAACGGTGCGAACCTCGTTGCCATGAAAATTGAAAACACTGATCTCATTCATTTTGTTTTTGTCTCCTTTTGATCTTTCTCTCTTTTCTACTTCACCCAGCCGAAGAGTTTCAGCAGGTACCGGAGGATTTTCCGGAACCATTCGCCCGGAACCTTCTTCTTTTTGCTCTCCGGTTCCCGATGATCCCACACCGCCATCTCCCCTGCGAACTGCACAGGAAGTCTCGGCGTGTGCGTCTGCCGGACCCGCTGCATTCCGTACTTTGCAAACATTTTTCTCTCCTTGTTGTTCATCAGAAGTCATCCTCCACATCATCCGTTTTTGAATCCTCCGGGAACTGCTCGTCGCTCTTCAACTCGAGCCAGCCGGTTTCCCGATTGTACTTCAGGTGATCGCATTCCCCCGTGTCACCCGTCGCCCGGCACTTCAGCACCCGGATGGTCGATTCATCCTTCGCTTCGCCTTCCGCCTGCTGGTTGCGCTCGAGTGCAATCACTGTGTCACTTAACTGCTCCAGACTCCCGGAACCCCGGAGGTCCGACAGGTCCACCTGACCGCCGGTGTTGTAGCACTTGCCATTCACCCGCTTCAAATGGACCACCGCATGGATGCCCACCCCGGTGTTCTCAGCCAGAGAACGAAGGTTGGTCATCAGAAGGTCGATGTCCTTTCGCTCATCCGCTGACTCCATCCCGGATACCACAATGGAAATGTGGTCGAGAAACAGGTAGTCCAGCTTGAGCGAGACCGCCATGTACCGCAGTTTGCTTATCAGGTTGCGCGACTCCAGCGAACCGAAGTGGTCGTACACATACAACCCCTCCCGTTTGATGAGCCGGTCGTAGCTCTCCTGAAATGCCGCCGACGTGATGCAGTGCGGGTCCTGTTGCAGCCGGAACAGCGGAACGGAATTGTCCAGCGCGATGAATCCGGTGAGCGTCTTCCTGACATTCTCTTCCAGGTAGATCATGCCGATCCGTTTTCCGTGCATCCGGTACTGGTAGGCAATCTGTCTTGTCAGCGTGGATTTGCCGATGCCGCTCCCTGCGGTCCACAAGGTCAGCTCCTCCTTCCGCGCCCCGGCTGTCCGCTGTTGCAGCAGAGGGAATTCATATGGTTCCCCCTTCGCAATCGGCTTCTGCAACTCCGAAAGCGTCACCGCACTGGCCGCCAGAATCCCATCCGGACGGTACACCTGCGCATGGTAGATCAAATTCCGCAGTTCGCTCCCGCGCCCGGCCTTGAGAAAGTCGTTGGCATCCTTCATGTCCTCCGGATAACCCACCACCTTCGCTTTGCCTGGCGTCAGCAACCCTGCGACGGACTCAATGGCCTGTCTCCCCGGTTTGTCATTGTCGAACATCAGCACCACTTCGGCGTAACCTTCGACAAACTCCAGGTTCTGCTCCACATACCTTGCCGCGGACTCCGCACCGTTCGGGACGGAAACCACGTCGACACCGCTGAATGCCTGTGAAACGCTCATCGCGTCGATCTCACCTTCCGTGATGACCAGCAGCTGTCCACGGCCTTTGCATCGGGACTGACCGAACAGCTCCAGCTTTCCGGTTGACCCCAGCCAGCAGAAGGTTTTCCCGGCACCACGCACATGCTGTGCCACCAGTTCGCCATCCCGATAATACGGCGCCACCTGTACCTTTTCCCCCCGCTTGTTGGTCGCAATGAAGTAACCGAAGCGGGACAGCGTCTCTTTCTTGAGGCACCGTTTGGTAAGGTCGCAGGTGACATCGTCGGGAGTCAAAAGAACAGAGGAAAGTGAGCGAGATACTTTCACTTCCCTCTGATTCCCCGGGGTGAATTTTCCGCAGCTGTAGCACTTCGTCGAACCGTCCGCATTGATGGTGAGAGCATCGCTGCTGCCGCAGTTCGGGCATGGGTTGTGAATGGAAACCGCTGTCAGCTCGTTCTGTTCACCCCTGCGCTCACTCATTCAGCCACTCCTCTGGAACTCTTCCGGAAGCCCACTTGAAGCCGTGCTTTTCGGCCCACTCTTTGTAGGTCGTCCGGCTTCCCTTGCAGATTTTCGCATTGGGAGACTGGAAAAGAAACCGAAGATCAAGTTCCGGGTACTGCTCTTTGATAAACAGGTGTTTCTGTCTGTCTTCCAGCATGAACCGGCCCTTCGTTTCCAGAACGATCTTCTTTCCAGTTCTTGTCTGGATGATGAAGTCGGGGGTGTATATGTGGTACGACTCCGGAATCCGGTAGTAAACCTTTTCCGCCTCAAACGAAAATTCCACCCCGCGACTGCGAAGGTCTGCTGCAACCTTCTCTTCCAGCCCGGAGCGGAACCCATACTTCTCAGCAACCTGACGCTGGGTCAGAGATTTCTTCACAGGAGCCAATTAAAAATCCCCCGTGTCGCTGCCAGCAAAGGTCTGCTTATTCTCGCCGCAGTCTTCCTCAGCTTCCTCACCGCCATCCGTGGCAGTGGTGTTGACATAGCCGCCCTCTTCGTCGCTGAATCCGGAGAATTCACCGTCACCCGCAAGGTACGGGACCAGCTTCACCACCTGAACCGCAGAGATGTAGAGCGACACATAGACTTTTCCCTGCGCCGCGACGTAATGCCCCCTGGCCATCCCGCTGATACGCAGTTCGGAGCCGTTGCCAATCGGGGTGTTTTCGGGATCAAGCCGATTTCGATGAGCATCACACAGCGGGATGGAGACGGCCACTTCGTTTCCATCTTTGTCCCGACGGGTTGCATAGCTCTTGAATTTCAGCTCAACCTTGCCGGTGACTTCTCCGTTTTCATCCAGCTCCTCCTGACTCACCGGAGCAAGTACCAGCTGCTTCAGCTTCTGATTGCGCTTTGCGGCATTCTTTTCCTTTTCGATTTCCATTTTCGCCTGCTCATAGGCCGCTTCACCCACCTTGTCGATGAGCTCAAGAAATTCCAGGTCCTCCGGGATGTTCGGGTCAAGCACCGCAGTCACCCGAAAAACTCCCCCCTCATTGAACTTGGTGTCAGGTTTGGTCAGCCAAGGCCATTTGGCAATGAATTTCGGAGTGATGAATTTGATTCCCTTTTCCAGCTCTTCCGCAGAAATTTTGTTCATATCTTTTCCCATTTTTTTCTTTCCTTTTTTCTTTTTCTGTTCTGTTTTTGCTTGTTGTCGTTGATTTTTGGCTCATCATTTCGGATGATCCCGCGCTTTTCTGTTGTTGTTCATTGGTTTCATGCAAAAAAATACCTTGAATAATTCGTTTGACGTAAATCCAGAGAGCCCATCTCCGGAACTTCCGGGAGTTTCACGCCGTACAGCGACTCCCAACTATCCTTAAGCTCCTGCAGCACGTTCCTGTCCGTGTAGATCGTGACGAAAACATGCCGCAGAATCTCGTGCATCACCGGGATGTCACATGCGTGGGTACCGTAGCTGTCGTGGATCATGGCGAAACTTTTGATCCCGGTCTTGCTCATCCGGTTCACCGTCTCCACCAGCATTGCCGCGTCGAGCGAGTGGATTACGTTGGGAGAAATCCCGCTGACCTGCCGACGAGTATTCAGCTCCCGTTCGCTCAGCTCACCCGTGCACACCTGGATTCTCTGACTGCCGACAAACAGCTGAATCCTTTCTCCGGTGTCCGCATGGTAACGCTGAAGAACCGGGAAGCCGGACAAAGGAGCGGTCCAGAAAATCCCCCGGAAATCGTCGTCGTTGTCCGCAATGATGTTCGCCGACTCCTGCAGCCAGCCCATTGCTCTGGGCGCTGCGGTGATGACCTCGCCGATTGCTTCGGAAAGCCGTTTGGTGAGGTACTTTGCAAACTTCATGGTTGTGAAAGCGTATCCAAGAAACAGCTTCTTCTCTACAATCACATCCATAATCTGGTCGGTGATTCCGTAGTGACTTACACCGTAAGGCGTTGTCATAACGGGACGCTTGACGATAGTTCTATCAAGGTGAGGCAGCCACGCCTCCGCAATCAGCTTCGTCTCGTTTTCCTCTGCATTCTCCCGGTCAAACTCCACTTTTTTCTGGAGAACATGAAGCACATCGGTGTAAATGTCAGACGGCTTCATGGATGGGATGAGGTTAACGGACTTCCCGCCGACCGGGTCACGCAGGATCGCCGAAAGATGCTGCAAGCCGTTGCAGGTTCCGTCCATCGCAACCGGAAGGCTGGTCCGGAAAGAGCTTCCCTCCCGCAGAAACCCAGCGTACTCACAACATGCCGCCAGAAACTGAAAAGGAGAGTCCATGTCAGCCCACCAGAGGAAATCCAGCGGATTCTCCGCAGCCGCCACGATCTGTCGCTCATGCTCATAGACCCAGCTGACACGCTCTTCGTTGGAAACCTTGTCCACTCCCGCACAGTTTGCCAAGTGAACCCGCAGCCAGTACGCCCCGACATCCCCAATTGGTTTGGTCTCTGCAAATGTGAGCAGAGCTTTCCCCAAGTCATCGCTTTGCGGGCTGACGTAGGAGGGAATGGCATACATCCGGCCACGGAAATCGCAGTTCCACGGAAAATAAATCCGCTCGAACTCCAGATTTTCTTTGGCAATCCGGAGCTGGTAAGAAACCCGCAGTCTGGCTGTGCAGTTCCGTTTGTTCTCTTTGTGGATTTGCTGGGCCTTGCCCGACCATGCGAAATAGTCTGCTTTATGTCCGTTCTTCCACCGGTCAAACTCTTCCCGTGAGCAGTCGGCTGGCCAGGGTTTCGGCGGGGTTTCCAGTATATCCACCGGAGCCATGCCAGCCACTCCGCCGCCACGGTTCCAGAGCTCTTGGGCAACAGCAAACACATCCCTGTTGATTTTCCAGGCAGTGTTCTGGATGCTGTTGACCGCCTTTACAACATGTGGAAACTTCACCTTTTTCAGCTCTGTCAGCTCGCTGTTGCTGGCTTTAATGAGGGCCGGGTGAAGTGACCGAAGCGGAAGCAAGTAGCCACCTCCCGACATGCCCTGCCATTCGTTCGGCCTCACCAGCATGACAGGGAACGGCGGCTTCAACTCAGAGAACCAGTCCGCACACTTCTGGACAAGCGACAGCAGCTCTTCCGACGCCCGGAGAACCGCTGGTTTGTTGCGCTTCCCAAGATTCAGGTGGTCAATGTAAAAAGACCCGGTCGACTCAATAAGAAGCTCGATCAGCTTTGTCCCAAGCATCAACTGGTCCCGGTGGCTGATGGAAAACTCGGAAAGTCCGCAGGTTTCTCTCGCCGTTTTCAGCGTGGTGTAACCGTAGCGGTTGTTGCTTCCGCCGCGCTTTCGCATAACCCGTTTTGTCAGCGCCTTTGCCTCCTTTTTGTTATTCATTTCAAAGTCTTTGTACTCAGCCGCGACAATCAGCAAGCGGCAGATTTCGTAGGCATGGTTGGAGATGAGGCACCGGGAATCCGGTCGGAAGTACTCATTCAGCACAGCCTTGAGCGTACAAAAAGCAATCTCCGAATAAGTCAACGGAAGCGGTCGTAAAATATCCCGGACATTATATTTGCATCCGGCATTCCAGCCGGTGAATTTGTCCTTCGGGTCGACAAACTCCTGGATTGCCTGAGCCAGCGGCGTACAAAGCCGGGCAATAACTACTCGCCCCTGCTGCGTCTCCCCGCCCCGGTGGTATTCCATCAAATTTCCGTTGTTCCGGTTGAAGCGCTCTTTTGACAAACTTATCGTCTGTTTTTCACGCTCAATTTCCATTGCCCGGAGCTGCTCTTCGGTGAATTTCTGCATACTCTGCTGACCTTTCTGCCTTACTGGCGTTCACATGGTTTTGTTTACTGGTTTGACAGCTCTTTCATGAGCGTTTCTCTGACATACCGTACTGAATTACGGCCAAGCCGCAAGTGGGACAGCTTGAGCTGATCCCGCAGGCGATGCATCTGCATGACCGAAGTCTGCAAAAGGATTGCCGCCTGCTGTTCCGTGATGATCGGTGCATTCATTGCCGCGTATGCCTGCGCTGCCAGCGCTTCTGCCTCCTGTACTGTTTTGGGATTACATGTTGACGATTCCAT